GCACCGTATGGCAGACCTGGCACAAGAATTGATCGATGGAGATAACTCCATTGATGAGGCTCGTGCTGCAATCCTCGAAAAAATCGGAACCTCTCAAGTGGAACAGCCTATCCGTTCTACCGACGTCACCTCTAACGACCTCGGACTTTCTCAGCAGGAGACCAAGCGTTTCAGCTTCCTCCGTGCCCTCAACTATCTGGCTAGCCCTGGCGATGCAACCGCTCGCCGTGAAGCTGAGTTCGAGATTGAAGTTGGCATTGAGGCCGCTAAAAAGTATGACCGTTCTTCCAACGGCATCGTGGTTCCTAACGAGGTGCTGCGCCGCGACTTGAATGTCGGCACCGCTAGCGCTGGCGGCAACCTTGTTGATGATGTCCTGCTTTCCGGCAGCTTCATCGACTTGCTCCGCAACAAGCTTGCACTGGCTGGTGCAGGCATGACCACGCTGAGCGGAATCAACGGCAACATCTCAATCCCTCGTCAGTCGGCAAGCGCGACCGCTTACTGGGTTGGTGAGTCCGGCTCACCCACAGAGTCGCAGCAAACCATTGAGCAGGTGAATCTTTCACCCAAGACTTGTGGTGCTTTCGTTGATTACTCACGCAAGCTGCTGCTGCAGTCCAGCATCGACGTTGAGCAGATGGTCCGCGATGACCTCGCTCAAGTCCTGGCTCTTGAGCTTGATCGCGTTGGCCTGAATGGCTCTGGTTCTTCTAACCAGCCTCTGGGCATCATCAACACCACTGGCATCGGCACCCAGACCATCACCACCTTCGGAACCTTCGCCGAGTACATCGGAATGGAAACCGATGTGGCTGTAGCGAACGCTGACGCTGGCGCACTGCGTTACATCATCAACGCATCTGCACGAGGCGCTCTGAAGAGCACCGAGAAGGCCTCCAACACTGGTCAATTCGTTTACGAGAACGACGAGATCAACGGTTACCCCGTGACAGTCTCCAACCAGCTGGAAAATAACGACGCTCTGTTCGGTGACTTCTCCCAGCTGATCATGGCGATGTGGTCCGGCTTGGATCTCACCGTTGATCCGTTCGCTGGCGCTACTTCCGGCACCGTTCGCATCATTGCTCTGCAAGATGTTGACTTCGCTGTCAAGCAGCCTGGCGCTTTCTGCTACGGCACTTGATCTAGGCAGTTCTAATCGTTCTGACTCATGAAAATTGAAATCTTGAGGCCAGTGATGATTTCAGGGGAGCCTGCAGATGCGGGCTCCATTCTGGAAGTTGAAAATGGCACTGCGTTGACTCTTATCAGTCTTCGCAAAGCTATTGAGCACAAAGCGGAGACGGCCCCCGCTGAGGAGGCGCCGCCTTCTTGCCCACCCAAAAAGCCCACCACTCGCAAGAGGACTAAGGAATGAGTATTGGAAACACTCGACGGACTCTGACAGTTCTGTCTTTCGCGCCCAATGATGTTGTCACCGCCACTGGCAACGAGACTGGTGTTGATCTTCGTGACTACGAAGGTGATATCACCATGATTCTTGATGCCGAGGCTGGTGGTTCAGGCGTCACCTACGCCGTAAAAGTGCAGGACTCTGCTGATAACAGCACTTTTGCTGATGTCACAGACGCTGCTTTTACCACAACTACTGCAAACACTGCGCTGGTTGAGACTCTCACCGTTAACACCGATGAGATCAAGCGTTATGCGCGTGCAGTTATCACCGTTGCTGGTGGCACCGGTGCAGGTGCTGTGAGCGTCACGGCCCTAGGACGCAAGAAGTACGACTGATCCCGACTGTCGCCCCCGGTCTTCCGGGGGCTTTTTACATGACGCTTCAATTCACTGAAGATTTAGACGCTTTTTTTGATACTCCAGGTTTTACTGTGCCTGTGGTCAAAGGCGGAACGATCAGCGTCGGGTATTTTGACTCGCCAAATGAACTCATTGCTGACGGCGTCTTGTTGACCACTGATTATTCAGTGCTAGTTAAGACTTCTGATTTTTCAGCAGTAACAAACGGAGATAAGATGACTGTTGATAGTGTTGATTACACTGTCAGGGAGGCCATGCGTCTTGAAGACGGTAAAATTATGCGCATCATGTTGATGAAGACTTAGACATGACGACTAAGCGTGAAAGCATTCTTGCTGCTATAGCAACAGCTCTTGAGGGGACAACAGGTGCAGGTACAAGGATTTATAGGAGTCGAGTTGAGCCGTTAAGCAGAGAAGAGTCTCCTGCTGTGGTGATCGAGCCTGTAAGTGATACCCCAGAGCAAAACACTAGCCTTCCGACTCTTGATTGGACTTTTAGGGTTCGCATTGTTGTCATTGAGCGTGCAACAGTCCCCGATCAAGCTGCTGATGACACTGTTGAAAGCCTGCATTCAAAGATCATGTCGGATTTGACTTTGGGCGGCACAGCAATTGATGTACAGCCTGCTCAGACGAGTTTTGAACTGATTGAGGCAGATCAACCCGCCGGTGTGATCATGTGTGAATACGACATCCGTTATCGGACACAGGTAGACGATTTAACGCAGTAAAGAGTCAGGGCTACGCTGAACCTAACCACCCTGTGCACTTACCATGTTGGATGAACACACAGGTCATGGCGGAACTTATCTCCTTGACCTTAAAACTGGCGTACGCACCCTGATTCAGCGGACGCAACCACCACAACCATCATCACAGGAACAATCTGATGGCACTGCTACTCCGCAAACGACTGATCGTCATCGAGACGGAGTCGAGCTACGGGAGCGATCCGACTCCAACAGGAGCCGACGCCGTTCTCGTAAGGGACCTGACAATCACGCCGCAGAGCAGTGATGTCGTCAGTCGAGACCTAATCCGTCCTTATCTGGGTGCATCACAACAGCTCCTTGCCAACACGAAAGTTGAATGCACTTTTAGTGTTGAGATGGCTGGTTCTGGCACTGCGGGTACTGCTCCGCAGTACGGAAAAGCTCTCAAGGCGTGTGGGTTGTCTGAGACTGTCGTTGACAGCACCAGCGTCACCTACGAGCCGGTGAGTTCGTCTTTCTCTTCGGTAACCATCTACTACATGATTGATGGTGTGCGCCATAAGGCCACTGGCTGCAGGGGAACGGTTTCAATCAGCGCTGAGGTTGGTTCAATTCCTACGCTTGATTTCTCTTTCACGGGAATTTACAACGCTCCTGATGACAGCGCCCTGTTGACGCCTACTTATGCCAACCAGGATGACCCACTCGTCTTTAAGAATGGAAACGTGACTGGTTTCCAGCTTCTTTCATATTCTGGAGCACTGCAAAGTTTCTCGTTCGACTTAGGCAACACCTCTGTCTACAGGGAGCTTGTCGGAGGAACGAAGGAGGTTTTGATTACTGATCGCGCGGCTACTGGCTCGGTCAGCATTGAAGCAGTTTTGATGGGGACGAAGGATTATTTTGCTGCTGCTATAGATGATGATGCTGCCTTGGGCAACTTGGTCTTTACTCACGGCACTGTCGCTGGGAACAAAGTCCAGTTCACTTCAAACAAAGTGGACATCGGAGATGTTGCATACGGCGATGCTGATGGCATTGCGATGCTGGAAATCCCTTATACCTGCGTGCCTGACTCTGCCGCCAACGCTGAGTTTGATCTGGTTTACACCTAAGGGTTGGCCAGGTCGAACAAGGGGGATGCGGGAGCCTTTGCGGGCTCCCTTTTTTTGTGTAAGCTGAGCCAGCTTATGACCTTATCTAATGGCTTTTGTTCGTAAAAAGGTTAAAACCTTCAAGTGGCCTGTTCAAGTTCAAGAGCCCAGTGACACCAAGCCAGGAGAGTTTGAAACATCTGAGTTTATTGCTGTATTTAAAAGAGTTGGGATGTCAAAGCTTCAGGACAGCAAGGACGACGACAATATTGGTTTGATCAGAAAAGTTCTCGTTGGCTGGGAAGGCATTGTTGATGAGGATGGAGAAGAAGTTCCGTTCAGTGATGAAGTGCTTGAGGAACAAGCTGATGATGCTGATTGGATTAAAGCTGTGTTGAACACTTACGCGGCAACTTACGCAGAGGCGGAAGCGGGAAACTAAAAGCAGCCGCTGCTTATTGGGCTTCAGGTGACACCCCTGTCGAGGACAAGACAGGGGAAGATGCAGCGGCTTTTGGTTTAGAACTGCCAAAACCAAAACCAAAAGAGTCAAATGACTTTGAGGTTTGGGAAGAGAACTGGGACGCGGTAATGATGTTTCTGCGTATGCAGACCCAATGGCAAGTGACTATGGGTGGTTTTGTCGGGTTGAGATATGAGGTTTTGCTGTGTTCCGGGGGCTTGTTTGACCTCTACAATGTGGAGGATCGTCGCGACACGCTGGAACGTCTTCAAATTTTGGAGGCAGCAGCTCTTAACGAACTGAGGAAGCGCTCTGATGGCAAAGGAAATTAGCACTCTTTCCATCAAGGTTGATTTTAAAGACGCAGGTGCTCAGGCTGTAATTGACAGGATTGGAAGCTCAATATCGAAGCTGAAGGTTATATCAGGCCCAACCAGTCAAACGATTCAGAAACTTAGGCAGGAGGTGACGCAATTAGGGCAGAGGGGTAATAACAGCATTAGCACCATAGAAGGTCAAATTGGTGCGCTCAAAGGACTGAGGAGAGAGGCTGATTTAAACAGTAAAGAGTTTAAACAGCTAACAGGCGATATTGAAAAGTACACACAAAAGCTGCAAAAAGCGCAAGGCAAGCAAAAGAAAAAGGGGCTTAGTGGGAGACAAGTAGCTCAAGGCGTTGGCACGATTGCTGCTGCAGGTATTTTTGGAGGCCCAGAGGGAGCTGCAGGTGCATTGCTTGGCTCTATTTTTGGCCCTGGAGGCGCTGCGGCAGGCGCTGCTTTAGGCGCTCTACTTTCGAGCCTTCGGCAAACTCTTGGGGCCACTGCAGAATATTCAGCTAATTTGGGCAAGCTAAGGATTGCTCTTGCTGGCGTCACGACAAGTCAGGCTGAATACAGGCAGTCGTTAGATTTTATAAAAGAGTCGACTAAGAAGTTTGCAATACCTCAAGAAATTCTGACAAAACAGTTCACAAGGTTGCAAGCGTCTGTGCAAGGCGCTGGAGGCAATATTGATGATACGAAGACAGCATTTAATGGAATTGTTGCAGCTGTTAGGGCGACGGGAGGCTCTCTTACCGACGTCGAATCAGCATTGACTGCAACCGCTCAGGTGTTCAGCAAGGGCAAGGTAAGCGCCGAAGAATTACGTCAACAGCTAGGAGAAAGGTTGCCTGGTGCATTTACTCTTTTTGCAAAATCTATGGGCAAAACTCCAGCTGAGCTGGACAAGGCATTAGAGGGAGGAAAGGTAAGCCTGCAAGACTTCCAAGCTTTCGCAGAGTTACTGTTTGATAAGTATGGGGAAACAGCACAGACTATTGCTAATTCGCCTAAAGCCGCTGGTGATCGTTTGAAGGTAGCGCTTAGTGATCTTAGTGAAGATGTTGGTATTCTGCTTGAACCTATTGGCGCAGCTTTTCAGGAAACGTTCTTAGACGCTGTAAAAGCAGTTAATGATTTAATTATTGCTTTAAACAAACTGTTTGGACTCGGCGAAGCAGGACTTCAGGCCAAGCTTGACAGGCTTACAAGAAAGTTAAATGCACTGCCGTCTGCGGATGTTAGCCCGCAAGCTGCTAGGTCCTCAGGCACTGGAATTGTCCAGACAAGTGAAGCAAGAGCATCTTTAACTGCTCAGATCAATGAAGTAAGGAAACAGTTGCAGAAGATAAGACTGCCTGACGTTGAGCAGGCGAAAGAAGGGAGTGGACTCCCAGGCCTTAACGATGACCCCTCCAATCAAGCAGGAAGAAGCCCTCTTGCTGCTTTAAACAGAGATACAAATAGGGCATTTGCAGAACTAGAAACTACTTTTAAAAATCTTGCAGATGCCAGAAATAGAAGCATAAGGGACGAATTTGATTTACAAATTGAGAGGGCCAGGTCAGAGGGGGACGACAGGCTTGCCTTCACATTGTCGCAGGAAAAAGAGCTAGCAAAAGTCGAAACTGTTATAGATGGGTTGACTAATCAGATAGCTAAAC